CTGCCATGGTACTCACACCTTGTGCGAATAGAGTAGGAGTAATACCCGGGAGACGCAAATCAACATCTTCCAACCACACGTAAATAGTGGCAGTTCCAGAGCCATACGTGTTAGTTAAGGTTTTCAAACTAAAACGCACGAAATCGAAAGGTTCGGTGATTGAAGGCGTGGTACCAGGAGCGTAGGATTGCACGTGCATCCATCCTGTACTAAGTATAGTAGGATACTTGATTATTCCAACGTTACTGCTGGAGAGGTCAAGTTCAACTGAAGTGTCAGCAGCGTACCTAGAAACCGTGTCAGTGTAGGGGAGCCCAGGTGGCGTAGCGAAGAGAAGAAATTTGCCTGAATTAGTCGGACTGGATGCAAGAACAACTCTAATACACACTGTGCAACGCATGTAAGTATAAGCGCGGAGCTCACCCAAATTAAGTTTATTCCTGTTCCACATGAAATTGAAGTAAGCACTTGGAAAAAGAGCAGTATATAACGATTGATCAAAAGTCGTATTATTGAAAGTTGGACTGGAGATTAAAGCTGGACAACAAAATTTCTTTCCTGCATCGGCTTTCTCAGTACACATATGCTCATAAGTCCAGGTATTATCAAGGGAAAAAGGCTCTACCTCTACTGAGCCTAAATTGCCTCCAAAACTAGTGCGATCTCCATTTTCCTCTTTAGCACATGCATCTTCGACAGGCGTTTTGACCTTGCCTTCTATGTCAGTGAGAGAAAATTTTGCAATTTTGGGCGATTTATCTGCTTTTGGTACTTTATCACTTTTGGGTGCCGGAGCAGGGTCAGAAGGCTTTGCAGGCTTGGAGTCTCCTGAAAGCGCTTTATCTTTCTTCTTACCTTCTTCCTTTTCACCCTGAGGTTCGATAGTGGTGTTCTCAACTGCGAGGAGTCGGTCTTTATTACGGAGCGCACGTTCTGTGAACAATCCCAGGAGTTCTTCTCTAGGAGGAAATTCAAAAACTCCTAAACAGTGATCAAACAGAAACTCACAGTCACGAGTCGTCTGGTGTTCTGGAGCACACTGTTTCCACAAAGCATACTCGTCATAAAAGCTGAGGAACATGCTGGGATAAGTTTCCATAAACTTAGTCTTACTAGCACAGAACCTAGGCATTTTAAGGAGGCGGTCAGCATTGAGTAGCCCAACTAATTTGCCGTTTGGATGAACACAAAATGTTCTAGACAAGAAAGAAAACTCACTCAGACCCTGGAAGTCCCATGGCTTCTTCCAGGTAAGGGGAACATCTTTGGCTGAACTAGTGATTGTGAAACCCAGTTCTGTGGCCTTTTCAACAACATAATCAACACTTGGCAATTCTCTTTTGGGACAAACCAATGAGTCATCTCCTAACAATGCAAGAGAAAGACTAGACCTTATCTCCTTTACTCCAATCTTCCAAAACTTTGAAAATATATAAGACCACATAATCAACTGCCAGTTGAAATTAAGGAATGAAGTCAAGAAACTACCACTGGGATGCGATACTCCAGGCAAAAACTCTTCATCTGCGATGACGACCTTGTGAAACATTAGTCTACACAACAAGGACCACCGCATGAAGTTATTACGGTCAACCCGGATTCCAGGATAAACTTCTCGAGTTGGGCCTTCGTTCCCATACCAAGTAATAACAAACGTTGCTATATTCAAAAACACTTGGGGAGTAAAAGAACCATCCATAAATTGAAAATCTGCGTCCAAGATCCCAGTCGCACCCTCCAACACCGGTCTGAACGCATCAAAATCATTAGGATCCAAACCCATAGCGGAACCGGATTTGAGGTTAGTCACCGTAAAGAATTCAACAATCTCAATAAACCATTTTCTCTGCAAGAGAAATTCCATCAAGTTTGTAACTTGATAACCACGAGTAACTCCTTCTAAGACTTTGACCTTCAATCGAGGTTCATCCTTGAGAGCAAAAGTGTTCAACGAGTCTATCCCTTCAAAGTCATCTGAGTCTCTAGCAATCCAATCTGCGGGACAAAGTTTCTCTTCTGCGATTGTCAAAAGTTTGATCATATCGGACGTAAGTTCGACTGTTTCGCCAAGGACAAACCCTACTTGTTTTGTGGGACCTATATAAGAAAATGGTAAACCACAAGCTGCTGCTCGATCAACAGAAGGAAGAACATTATGCTGAACAACATAACTCCAACTTTTGACATTGAGATCAACTACTTCGGGTTTGTAAACGTGAGCTAAAGCTGTGACGAAGGGAAACAAATAGGTCAAGTCCTTGGGCATGATGAGTGATTTGTCATATAGTTTCTTAAGAGCTTTATAAGCGGGAACAACTATATCTTCGCCAGAAAGAAACGGTGCAGTGTGAGCGGGAGAATAAGCAACGGATAAATTTG